AATTACTTCTTTATCAGGAATTAGTTTTGATTTTTCAGTAATAGAATAAGATATTTGTTCACTTGATATAGTTTCTATCTTTTTCGCATTCCCAGTGTTTAAAGAAGCGTTTTCATCCTTCAAATGTTGGTTTTCTTTAGTTAATTCTTCTATTCTCATAGACATTTGAATTATTTGACTTTGCATATTCATCATATTGTTATGCATATCTTGTTTTTCCTTACCGAATTGTTGTATTCCTTGTTGTTGTTTTTGAACAAGTTCAACCACTTCTTGATTATTTAATTGTCTGGGTGGTTTACCGGGTTCGTTTAGCATGATAGGACCATTTAATTTTTGTTTTTCTTCCATTTCCTTTATCATTTTAGCTCGTTCTGCTTCTATTATTTCGATTTGGTTTAAAACATCAGGTTTCATTTTTGGTAATCCAGGTTCATAATTTTCCAATAATTTGTCAATATCATGCATAAAGAATTGCTTAATTGGTTCTTCAAACTCTTTTTGAATAAATGTTTCAACGGTTTTTGGAGATTCCTTGAAATAATCGGGATGTGCAGTATCGAACATTTTTCTTTTATCATATGTGTTATGTTCATGTGAAAATACCAATATAGATTTAATAGGGTCTAATTGAACAAACGGAACAGTATAATTTTTTAAAAATGCTTTTTCTTCGGCTAACGCAGCTGTATCATCATATTTTGTATCATCTAATAGTTTCTTTTTAAATGCAAATGTTCCTGCAGTTGCATGATTTGGTCCATATGGACCGCATTGTATCATCTTATGAATGTGTTTAAAATATATATATATTTCACTACTGCCTGCACACAACGCCTCTGGTTTACTTTGTAATCGTTCAACTGCATGAGATACTCTATCTGGTGGATAATAATCATCATCGTCCATATAAACAATAATAGAACCCCGACAATGTTTATGCATAAAATTCCTTTTTGCTCCTAACATCATTTTGTCCTCTATCTCAAAGTATCTTATTTGTGGAATACCAGATGCTTGCACTAAATCCTGAATCTTATCTGTTCCATCATCAACTATTATCCATTCCATTCTACTTTTTGGATAAGTTTGATTTCTAAAACACTGGAACATCATATTAATAAAAGGTCTTCTATTAAATGTAGGAGTGCAAATAGAAACCATAGGCAAAGTTTGGGTATTATTTGCCTTTCCTTTAGATTTCGATTTTTTCCCCATAATATATGTATTAGTACATGAATATATTTTATATCTTTAAACGAAAATATATTTTTTTTAATTATTTTTCATAAGAAGTAATTGTATTTTATCATATAACGCATTATATAACCAAGTAGCAAAAACTACTATTAATAGTATATTAAAGAACATGAAAGAATCTTTTAATGAAAATCCAGGAATTATACCACTTGTGCTGGAAAGTTCTGTCATCATCTTAATTAAGAAATAAAATGCTATACCTAATAATAATACAAGATAGATATTTGACTTTAATAAACCTATTAATTTAAATATTATTTGCATTATTTTCTTAAACATTGAATCTCCATCACAACCCTTTTCGAATTCAGTTGCAAATGCATTATCACTATGCACTATAATGTTTAATATAGTAGCTATCATACCATCAGGTGAATACCATGATATAGAAAAGAATGAATTAAATATTAAATATATAAATATGAAGAATGCAGCAACTGGGACACTAATAAGAATAATTGTTATAAACCTTAAAAATAATAATATCAATCCTAATAGTGATAAAGCATCTGAATAATGTTCAATTGCATGTACTGCAAAATATACTACTACTATTCCTGTCATTAAGTTGATAAGTGTGCTACCAGTTGCGTCTCTTATTATTGCTACTAAAAAGTTCTTAAATAATGGAGCTATGAAAACTGGCTAAATATACAAAAATATATAATATTTTGCCATTAAATAATAATGAACTATATTTGGGTATTTGAATTGTAAGTAAATTATCTAATATAGAAGGGAAAAATAACGCAAATTGAAAAAACCATAAAAATAGTTTCATTAGACCATAATCTTCTCCTATTTTCTCTAATTTCTTTATATCTAAATGTGCTACTTCAATATCAGTATTGTCTAATGCGTAAAACATAACATAATACCAATTAAATGAAACTGGAACTGCTAAAAGAGCAGAAAACAATGTAGATGTATATTCTCTAATTAATTTTTTATCTTCATCTGTAGCATTTCCATTTGAAAGAACGTCTGCAATACCTTCTCCAAATTTCTTATTTGTATCAACAAACTTACCATACGAATTTTCTATATTTTTTACCATTTCTTCTTTCCAATCTAAATCAACCTTGTCTGGGTCCTCTACTGTATCTTGACCTTCACATTCTCCGGGATTTTGTTCACAATAATCGCCACATTCACCAGTTTCCTCACATTGTTCTTTAACTTGCTCTGCGTGTGTTTTTACTGGGGGTGAACCCATATTAAATATACTTGCTATTTTTCCTTTATTTTCACTATCTTCTTCTTTATTTTCACTGTCTTCTTCTTTATTTTCACTGTCTTCTTCTTTATCTTCTTCTTTATTTTCACTTTCTTTTTCTTCTTCCATACCTTCATTCCCTTCAATTATATTATTTGTAAATATACTACTCATGGTGTTAAATGATTCCAAATTATCTACATTACCTCTTTTTTTAATAACTTCATCTGTATTTACTATTTCATACTCTTCATTTTTTAAAACATTAAAAGTTTCTATATTTTTAAAGTTGTTCTTCACTTTCCTTTTTTTAATATTTTTTAATTTATTTTCCATATTAGCTGTTTGAAAATTATGTTCATTTTTATTACTAAAAGCTTTTTTTGCAGATTTATTATATTGATTATTCGATGTATCCATGTATAAAATTAAATATATTATATTATATTCTTATAATATATTTATCATATTAACATATTCTTTATCGGGCATATAACATACCGCAATTTCCACTAACTATAGATAAAACATTATATCGTTCTTCGTATAGAGTCAAGTTATAACTATACTCATACAGTCTCCAATTTGATTTTCGCATACCAATTATTTCGCCATTATCATCGCATATAACATCGAAATTCGAATTAACTGGGTCTATTGTGGGCACATACGTGTTTATTTCAAGTTCAATATTATTAAATTTACTCGTGTTAATAGCTCCAGATGGTTGATATTCAAAAGGACTTGTATTTAAACAAAAATTATAACAATAAATTCCATCTTTTGCAAAACCTTTTGTGCGGGTATATTTTTCAATATAATCATATACACCTCTTACCATTAAATTTTCTCTATATTCACCATTTAATATTATACCCATGGTTTCCAATATTTCTTTTCTATTTTCAGTATGATAATCACCTGTAATAGTAATTCCTGTATTTTGTCTTGATACTGGATGCACACCTAAACCATATTCGAATGTTCCTTCGGTTCCAGAAATAGGTGTTATGGGCGCTAACTTAATATTAGAAGGTAAATTATGATACGGCCAATTCGTATAATTACTCCATTCATTTCGTAAATTAACATCATTTCTTTGAAAAAACCACATCCAATTAGAAATCATACCACTTGATTCTAACTTAACTCTTTTTGAACCAGTTATATTTTCATATTTATGTTCAAATACATCTTTTACCAAATATACATGGTCTTGTGCTGCAAATTTTTGAGTTTCTTCTTTTGACAAAAAACAATATGTAGACATTAAATGTATATCTGCGTTCCAAGTATTTATCTTATTCTCATAATCTTCAGGTAATACATATCCACTTGGTGGTGTTTGTAAAAATCGATACATTTGAAATCTGTTTTCATTAAAATCAGGTTTAACATATGGATATGAATAACTATAATCAAAAACATCTCTTACTTGAAATAAATCTTGTATAGGACGCATGGTGACTGTAATCGATAATTGATTATATTGTAATGCAATTAAAGGAAATGCACAGCTATTTATTAATGTAAACCATGAATTAATAGGTATATATAGATTTCTACCACGAATAGATGGTTCAGAACCAGTAGAATTTGTTGTATATGATGCAGATGGATATGCATTTGAACGACCATGTGCATAGGCTGGGTTATTTAATTCGCCAATATTACCAGTCATTTCATAAAACAATTTCTTTTTTTCTTCACTAAAATCTCGTTCTACCATAGCAGCCAAATATTCGCCTGTATATCTTTGCAATTTCATTCCACCACATTGAATTGTGATTTCTTTTATCATATGTGTTCCAATATCCTTTATCCATTTAAAATCATATGGTGCCCATCTTCCGCTGGTTTCATTGCATGGCGAATATACAGGACTCCATATATCGGGTAATCCAACCACAATATAGGTATCCATTAATAAATCTGCATATCTTGGTATTTTAAATGTGAATACAGATTCTTCGGATGGGCGTAATTCTCTTAAACCATCATAATCTATACGGAATTTTTGCATACCAAAATTTGTATATTTTACATATGTTGCTTTAAAAAAGGTCTTTAATGGATTTCCTGTTAAAAAAACGTTATTATCTCCTACAGAAATTATATTTAGTAATCCTCCTGCCATAATTCAATGTTATATTTATATAATATATTTTTATTATATTTGTTATATATAGAATATATAAATATGAATCGTGTGGAATTTATTATGTATGTTATTGTTCTTATGATACTATCTTATGTTTTTTTTAAAATATACTGCAATATCAAGTCAAATACTGTATCTATTCAAGAAAATATGGTGGGCGAAATAAAAGATTCAATAATTTCAATGATTAGTTCTTTTAGTGTTGATGAATTTAATTCAATTGTTTCAAATAAAAACTTTTTAAATATTGGCGGAATCCAAAGTATTGATAGAAAATATAGCATTATGCCTTTAAAACAATATTGTATTAAGGCATCTTTAAATTCTGCTACTACTGGTAAAACTGTCAATAAAGATATGGTTAAATTTGTATTATCAAGAGGTTGTCGCCTTTTAGATTTTGAAGTATTTTACACAAAAGCTGGTAATAATTATTTACCTGTCGTTGCTGAATCTACTGACCCCGAATTTAAACTATTTTCAACAGATAATCATATTACTTTAGAGAGTGTGTTTACTACAATTATAGGTAATTGTTTTTCTGGAAATTCTCCTAATAAGAAAGACCCTTTGTTTATTCATTTGCGCATTAAGACAAAGGATACTGAATGTTATAGTGCCATTTCTAAATTAATTGATTCTATATTGAAAATTAAACTATATCAAGGAGAAGTTAATGATAAAACTAAACTCGAACAACTTATGGGTAAAATAGTTATTGTAATTGACAAAACTATTCATAGAGATTATAAAGATTATGCTAAATGTAAAGGAAGTGATGTAAAATGTTATGATTTATCGAACTATTTAAATGTTGAAAGTGGAAGTCAAACTATTAATTTATATTCTTTAATGCAAATTGAAAATCAAGCAAGTAGTCCACCACTAATTAAAGATGATGAAATATCTACCACTGCTATTTCCAGTAAATTAGTTTTGCCTATCCAAAAATCAAAACAAAATCCTAATATGCAAAAGTTAGTAACTAATTTTGGTGCTCAAATAATAGCATATCGCTATAGCAATCCAGATAATAATTTAGTAGATTGTGAAACTTTCTTCAATGATAATAAGAGTGGCATAGTTCCTTTAGCTGCTGCTATTCCTTATTTTCAAAGAATTCATAAAGAAAGCACAAAAAAATAAATAACTAATATATAAGATAATTTTTATATATTAATGGTTAAACCAAAGTTTAATAATAAATTATGTAATGATAAAATGACATTTGAAGATTGTCAATTAGCCGTATTACGACATGCGGTTGATGTTACTGAAGAAAAACAAGGTATTGCTAAAGTGAATAATGCTGATGTTAAAAAAATGTTAACTATTGTTGAAGATTTTATAAGAAAAAAGAAATTAATTTGTTATGGCGGAACTGCTATTAATAATATTTTACCAAAATTTGCACAATTTTATAAAAAAGATATACAATTACCCGATTATGATTTCTTTTCAGCAAATCCAATTGATGATTCTAAAGAATTAGCTGATATTTATCATAAAAATGGATATACTGATGTAGAAGCAAAATCTGGTCTACATTTTGGCACATTTAAGGTTTTTGTTAATTTTATTCCAATTGCCGATATTACTTTTTTACACCCCGAAATTTATAATAGTATTTCAAAAGATGTTATCAAAATAAACGGTTTACATTATGCTCCTCCCAACTTTTTACGTATGTCTATGTATTTAGAATTATCAAGACCAGACGGCGATGTTTCACGATGGGAAAAAATTTTACAGCGATTACGTTTATTAAATAAGTATCATCCATTAAAAGTAGAAAATTGTGATAAAATTAAAATGAATAAATCTAAAAATTTTAGCAGTGAATTAAATAATGTTTTAAAAAATGCCCTTATTGACAATGGTGTTGTATTTTTCGGAGGTTATTCCACACAATTATATTCGAAGTATATGCCCGAAAATATTTCTGATTCTGTTAAGAATATTCCTAATTTTGATGTTATATCTGAAGAACCAAGTCATTGTGCTGATATCATTATTGAAAAATTAAAAGATGAAGGTTTTAAAAAATTAAAGATTATTCATCACGAAGAAATTGGTGAAATCATACCTGAACACTATGAAATTACTATTGATGGAAATAGCCATGTTTTTATTTATAAACCGATTGCTTGCCATAGTTATAATAAAGTTCAGATAGATGGTAAAGAAATTCATATTGCTACTATCGAAACTATTCTTTCTTTCTATTTAGCATTCCTATATACAAACATTTCTTCTTATGATAAAAACCGATTATTATGTTTATCGAAATACTTATTTGATGTTATTGAAAAAAATAAGTTAACTGACCGTGGTATATTAAAAAGATTTACTATCACTTGTTATGGTAATCAAAAATCGTTAGAAGATATTCGTTCCGAAAAAGCAAACAAATTTAAGGAATTTAAAGACTTACAAGTTGATTTTACTTCAAAGGATTATCAAATGTGGTTTTTAAAATATGTTCCTGGTTCATCTGCTAATATCAAATCTGCTCCAAAAAAGAAAAATAATAAAACAAAAAAAAGAAATGCGACTTCTGTTATTAGATCAAAAACCAGGCGTAATAATTTACATGATTATTTATTTTAATATTGTATATGGGAAATACTTCCAGCACTATTTCTGAATGCGAAGAACGTATGCGAATATTAGAAAAAAGAGTATTAGAATTAGAGCAAAAAGTATTTTTAAATTTAGATGTAAATAATAATGTTAATTATATTTCCAGTAATCAATGTAGTTATGTCCACCAAATACATAAACCTCCGTTAACGTTAAAAAATCCTGATAATATTAATTCGGTATAAAAATTGATTACATTATAGAATAATATATAATGTAATAATTCAATAAATTATGGAAGGAATAATAATAATATTAGGTGTAATTACACTTTGTATGGCTCGGTCTATATTCAGTAATCCTACGCGGGTGTATCCATAATTAAATATGTATGTACATATATAAAATGGAAAAAAATTTGTATTATTACTATGACCCAAATCATGGTGGTTGTTTAAGAATCGTTAATAAAACTGATAGGAATAATTATATTATAAAAGGCGCTTATGGTTCAGACGAAGGTAAAAAAGGTTCTTGGGAGGCAACTGCTGAAAAAAAACCAGTATTTGAACATAAAGGAGAAAAATATAATTTAATCGTTGATTTTTCTATGAAAAATATAAAAAATCATGGTCCCATTTACTATGCTTATATAGCTAATCGTAAAATAAAATGGCAAGATGGAAATGTATGGCTTCAAATGTATGCATAAAAATTGATATTAATAATACTGTTTTTTTTATTATTAATAAAAAATGCCGAATTTAACAAGGGACCAAAAATTTAGAATTGAATTTGATAAATATATAAATACTTGGAAAAATAATAATATTGATATACCATATTCTATTAGAAATATTACTCCAAATAAAATTAACCATAAACATGCATATACACTTACTATCTATCAATTGCATGATTTAGAATTAAATCCTATTGATAATAGTAATATACCTACGGTAAGCGGCTTTATTAGAAATATGGATAATTATTTTAGTCCATATTACGATACTGATTCATATATATATATTACTACTACTCCTTCTGACCAGCCGATATCTGTTCTAAATTTTAAAGTTGTTTATTATAAAGATAAATATCCTTTTCCTAATGAAAATCATAATCGTAATATATGTATTGAAAACTATGAAAACCGTATAAGATCTTATATGGAAGAAGTTGAAGAATTAGAAACTATAGTAGATTATGAACGTGCTGTTAAAACCAGATATAAAAATAAAATTAATATTATTTCTGTAAATATTCAAAAAAATTTTAAAATAATATATGAAAAAAATAATATATTAGAAGATTGCCCAGTTTGTTTAGACCCAATTGCGACTGATAATATTATTATCCCTGTTTGTTTTCATAATATATGCAACGCATGTTATACAAAATGTAAAAAATGCCCTATTTGTAGAGATAAGTATATTAAGATTCCTTCTCGTCCAATAACATAATTCCCATTGCTGCATAATTATGTAAATCAATCAATGTATCTCGAATACCTTCATCATTAACTAAATTTACTCCATTTTTTGTTATGGACATTGAACGTTGAATTTTATCTTCTATACGCATTAATACCCCGATTGTTCCATACTTTGCAAACGCATCTCCATAATCTTTATTCTTTTTTTTAAATAATTCTAATCCTTCGTTTTGAACAGTAATCATTTGGTCAGTTCGACTCATTTTTATTATATTTATATATATTTTTTTTTATCTATATTCTTAAAAAAGCAACACTTTTATTTTTATTTGAACTATTTGGTGAAATAATTTCACAATTTGTTGCATCGCTTATATTATACGTATCATCTACATTCGCTACTATTGAAAATTTTGTATTTGTTAATATCGTAGTATTGTTATCTAATGAATCTGTTGATGACGATACATTATAAGTTAATCCAAAGTTATAAGAAAAACCCGCAGAAGTATTTAGATATATATTTGAAATTGTTATATATCCTACATATAATTTTGCAGAATATGCAAATGTATTACTTGTAATTGCAGTGTCTGGTTTTAATTTAATTTGTAAAGTATTTTCATCAAAATTCGTTGCTGATACATTATTTGATATTTCTGAACCACTATAAAATATCTTTGTTGCAATATTATTTAATGATATTGTAATTATATTATCACTTGTAGCCACTGGAATATTTGTTCCTTGAATATGAAACACCATAGGAGTAATGTATGTATAAGTATATATGTTATTTTGTATTGCAGGTAGTATTAATAAAGATGCTATGTTGGTTATATTATTTAAACCAGAAGGACACTCTTTATTTGGTAATATATAGAAATTCCATTCATTTGTATCTTCACTTGCTACAATCGCATTAGTTGTTGTATTATTTGCATAATTATATAAAGGCACGTTTGGGTCTTCAAATAATAATACACTTGGACCTGGAACACCTGCTGCACCTGATGGTTTTGGTGTAGAGTCAAGACCACAAAATAACGTAGACCCTCGATAATTACCTCTTGCAATTGCTGCTTGTCGCTGTTTTTTAGACATTCCATTTTTATTATATTTTAATATTTCTACTTTCCTTCGCATATTTAATTGTTCACTTGTATATTCTGGATATGGAGATGATTCTAAATTATTATACCGTATCGGTGGAGTTGATAATGACATATACATTCTTCGTTGTTTAATAAAATTCTCACAATCTTCCATTATATATTTAATTCGTTTATAAATATCAAATATATAATATTTTATTGATTTAATATAATTTATTCGTATACCACATGTTTGATAAATAATTATATGTAGTAGTTGTTGGTAGTTCTAATTTATATTTGCGTAGGTCTGGACCTGCCGATACTATATTATTTATATCAAAAATGGTTAATGCTTCACTGTAATATCTTAAATTGGATATTTTTCCATTAAATCCACCATTTTGACATACATGAACATCATAATAATTTTGCATTGGCATTTCACGGAACTGTAGCCGTCCTGATACTACACCATTTATATATGCTTCCATTACTGTATTTTTCATACGCATGATTACATTTACCCATTTTTTTAATGGAACATCTTTGATTTCTAATGAATTTTCATGATTGTTCTCTCTTCCTGTTTTAGAATCCATTATCATAAATAAACTTGCAGTATTTACATCAGTTGTATCTGCGTCTGGAGTCATTTGCTTTAAATATAATCCTGGACCATTAGATACTGTTGATATTCCCTCTACATCATATGTCTTATTTCCTTTATTAAATATATTTCTATACATTTTATACTCTGGTCCTGAATTTAATTCATTTATATAAATCCAGGTTGACCATGTAAATTCCATACCGTTGCTTTTATTATTTGAACGAGATACCAACACAGACTCATTATTTATAGGGTCTTGCGCAATTGTAGTTGATTCATCTCCGTCCAGCATACCTTTTACTAAATAAGGACTGTCTGATTGTCCAAAAAAATAGTTTAACAGTAATACCCCTAAACTCAATAAAAACATAAACACGATTACTATTAAGATTATAAAGGCGAATTTGGCAAATAACGTATTTGTTGTTAAAAAATCATTTGATACTTCGGTTCCTGCGTCTATCGATGCACTTGCTTGTTCTGAAAAACCCTGCATCGATTCATTTATATTTGATGTCATCTTTTGAAATGAATTTGATATATTATCTCCAACATTTCTCATTCCTTCTGGTATTTCTATATTTGTTGATGTTGATGTTGTTGTTGGTTGTTGATAATTCATATTTATATTTATATATTATAAATATAAAACGATTTAACTAAAAACTTATATTAATGTTAATTTTCTATGTTCCATATTATCTTTTTTGATTAATATGTCTAAACCATATTTGGATAACCATGAACCTACTGCTCCTTGACCATTTCCATCCATATATGTTGACCATACTTCCTCTGGATTTACTGGATTTGACCAATGTTTTACACGAGCTACATACGCATCCCACGCAGAACCTCCCAATTGCAAATTTACTCCATCATTTCCTCCTGCCGGTGGTTGTTTTGGAACTACTATTCCACCACTGCTTTCTATGTAGGCTCTTCCTGATTTTATTAATTTTCCATCTAAATAACAATCTACATATTGATTATCTACATTTACTAATACATGAACCCATTTTTGCAATGGAAAATTGTCTGTAAATTCTATTGTTTTTATTTCATCATTATTCATTGTAATATCACACAATAAAACGGGTGAATTCTCATCTAATCTTAATGCTAAATTATTGCTTCTTGCCATAATTGGCTTTGTGCCACCCATATTCCATGAATTTACATATATCCACACGCCATAAGCATAACGAGAACTTGTTGGATTATTCTTTATGGGAATTCCATTTATTGTATCATTTAAATTTGCAGTTGCTGCTAATTCTACTGATGCTTCCATAAAAAATTGGATTAATACATATATTAATATTATTACTATTACTCCTAAAATTATAACAACTAAATTCATTTATATATTAAATACCTATAATTTATTTACTGGAGGATTTTTATTCATTAATGTGTTATAAATATTAACCACATTTCGAGATGATATTGTCTTTGGATAATATCTAATATTACTTATTGCTCCACTTAAACCATTTTCACTACCAATTGTAACGACATCGCCTAAATTATATGTTGGCACATTTTCTTTAAAATAAAATGTTCTTTCTAATTTTCCGTTTATGTATAAATCAACGTGCTTTGAACTATAATTAAATACTATATGATTCCATTTTTGACTTGGCATTTTTAATTCGTAATAATTAGTATTGCTATTTGTATTGCTATTTGTTGTATTATTTGAGAAGTAAAATCTATATGTATCCATCTTTGTTGGCTCATTCTCATCATTAAAATATGTTAACTTGGGCTTTCCATTTCCGTAATCAAATATTAAACTTTCTTTATTATATGCACTTGAACTTATCGAATAGTTATTTAAATATGTCCACATTGACATTGCATAATTTGTTCTTACTGTTGATTCTCCTATATCTGCTACTTTTACATTTGTCGTATATAACCTAACATGTTCTGATATTGGTAATATATTTTCTTCATGCAAATATTTATAATCCTCTAATATACTGATTCCATCTTTTATTGATAATTTTACGGAAAGATTGGGTAAATACAAGTATAAAGTAATTAATATTAATTCCATAAAAAACAATAATAATACTTTATTTGGTGTTGCACTCACATCTTTTCTCAAATAATCTATTAAATCCAATAACATACATGGAATATAAAAGATGAATTGAACTATAAATCCTACTATTCCTCGTAGTGATTTCAAATAATTTACAAATACACTGAAAAACATTGCTAATCCTACTATTACTATTAAAATCAGTAAACCATACATTATTGTATTAAATAAACTATACTCGCTTAATAACAAACCTCCATAACTTATACCTATTACTAATAATGATATGTAATAATTTTTTGTCCAACTTGCTACATTTCCTGTTGTAAATGATACCACTATATACAAAAACACGAGAACCGCTGATAATATTGATAATACCATTCGAATCGTTTCTTTCGTTTTATTTCTATGTGGGTCGTTTTCTCTTTCTGGTTTTTCTTTCATATCGTTAACTGCCAATAAAGAAATTATTATAAATAATATTGCATTTGCATATGTTGTTTTATTATTTCCATTTAATATATCTTCCATACTTATTATAATGTCTTATTATATTTTATCTAAAAATCATAAAATATAATTCTCTTTTTTATAAATTTTCCATTGCTGTTTTCTTTCCATGACATTCTCGGCATAATGCTACTAAATTATCTACATGGTTACTTCCGCCATGTTCTAATCTTGTCTTATGATCTACTTCAAACCATGCCGATAACTGATTTTTACAATCACCACAATTCCAATCTTGTCTTGCTGCTACAAACTTTTTTTTGGTTTCACTTACCGAACGTTTTGTTGCTTTTTTTCCTGAATTTACAATTCGACTTTCTGCATTTTGTTGTGTCATTGATACAATTGGGTAATTAAAATTACCTCCGTCTAAACTATTATGTTGATTATTTGTGAATTGTTGTTTTGAAGTAAAATCTAAAATTGGTGATATTATATTTGATGTGTTTTTATCTATTGGTAAATATTTTATATAATCATTCGATGCTGAAACTATTTGTTGAGCACGTAATGGATTATTTTTTAATAATATATACAACATTAGTGCTCCAAAAGCAACTCCCACCATTTGATAATATTTTTTCCAAGTCATCATTAATCTTACATATCGCCCATCTGTGTATATGTTTGCCATTATAAACCCCGCTATTAATATAATAACTAATTCAAATCTCATAGTTATTATATTATTAGATATAATCCTAAATTTTTTATGCTTATTTATTTTCTAATTTATTGATTCTTAATTGACGTTCCTGGATCGATTTTATTAAATAGGGTATTAAATCACTCGTTGCTACTCCTTTATATGAAGCTCCGTCTGGATAAGTTGCTTCATTTACCAATTCGGGGAACACTTCCTCCACTTCTTGTGCTATGAATCCTACATGTTTTTTATCGTCTTCTTGTGTCTTCCATTTATACGTGCATGGTTTCAACTGCATTA